CTTCTTCTTCTTCTTCTTCTTCTTCTTCTTCTTCTTCTTCTTCTTCTTCTTCTTCTTCTTCTTCAAGAACTTCTTCAAAATTTTCACCAGTTTCGTTCCAAAGTCCCAATTTCTGAAAGTTCGTTTTTTGCTTTTTAGATTTTTTAGACATAGTATGTCCTTATCCTTTCGTATTTAATTGCTGTTTACGTGCAGCATTAATTGCTGCATTCCTACTAAGAATAGCATTTTTTGGCATTTTCTTTCCCGGAGCATTTTTAATGCTACAAACACGGATAAGTGTTAAAAGTCTATTCAAATGCCATTTCTGACACTCAAAAGGAATACTTAGAGAAATCATCCAATAATAAATAAGTTCAGCCGTAACCACTTCACTATTTCTTGGTGCATTATGCATTTCGGAAAAAGTTGTTGCTGTCATTTTATGATCAATATATTTATTAATAGTATCTATTAAATTACTAGAAAGTGTAAAATAAAATTCATCTGGTACATTCTTGGTAATTGTCATACACCGGATATAATCAATAAGTTGATCCTTTGTTTTTTCATCTTTCCCCAAAAACGGTTTGCACCATACTGACTCCCATTTTGATAAAGAGACAAGGGAATGCTCTAATTCAACACTTCTACCTTTTACCGAAACAAATTCGGATGTCTCTTCATTATAATATTCGGTATCTTCTGTTGTAATTATTAGCATCTCTTGCCTCTTTAACCAGATTAATTAACGGCTAATAATTGATTAATGAAAGTAATCATATCTTCCTGATTACCAACCATTTGCTCTACGAATGCATCATATACGGCAGAATCTTTAAAATCTTTAAGAACTTCTGCCCCTTTGATAAATTTACCGCCGTCTTCGCTTTTCTTTCCATATGATAAATCAACTAAACGATCAAGCATTCTAGCTACCATTCGAGCACTATCTGCTAATAGCAAACTATTCTTATCGAAAGGATCGGTTTGATCAATATCTTCTAATTTAATATCTTCTATAAATTTACTTCGTTCTTGGAGATCCATACCTAATGAAATAATTTCATTATAAGCGGGATCTGGAGAAGTTAATACAGAAGCCTTTGATACATGAAAGTACAAATCCTCAGAACGTTCAACTCCATTAAAATCTTTAAACTTAATTGTTTTTTTAATCATTTTAGCTCCTTTCCAGAAAATTGAGTGGGATGACATTGTCAGAGCCCACTCTTTTTGATCAACTCATTATTACGGAAGTGTTAACATATTGATAATTTCATCGGGAGTCGGAAGATTAGAATCGGCCAAATAGGTTCCGAACAATTCATCCTCAAGCTCAGCCAATTTCGTCGCATCAGCCTTCGTGCTATCAATAACAATCATTGCAGTCGGCAAATAACCAGTAACTTCAACCGGACTAGTTGAAAGTTCCCAACTAAATGTAATTGCTTCTGGAGAGTCATTAATAGTCGAATAGGCTTTCTCCGATGGAGCAGCCAAAGCTCCATAAATAATATGAAGCTTGTAACCAAGACTATTACCAACAAGATCATTGCCCATAAGACTCTTATATACCAAACCGAATTTCGTCCGCTGTTGCTGACCAACAAAGACTCCATCTGCAGTTTCGATAGATCCGTCGCATGCGGCAAATTCGTCAGGATATGTATAAGCCTCAAGCGTAGCTCCAAATTCTTCAGGACCGACAAGAGTTAAGTATTTAATATTATCGGCATACAAAGCAACAGGTTCTGCGCCAGATGGTTTTTCACTAACGCTAATAAGGCCATTCCAAGGAACTCCAACGCCATATGCTCCCTGGTTATCTACAACAAACAAAACGCCATTATTAACACCAGTTTCATACAAGCGCTTCCCGGCATCATCCCAAACTAGTTTTGTCATAATTATACTCCTTAATTTTTATAAAATAATGTAAAAACATAATGATTTAAATTATCTGCAATAAAATGCCTATTAAATATACAATAATCTAAATCTAAAATTTTATCCAGAAGATCTGAATCTGGATTTTTATCTATGACGGTCAACATATATGCTTTTGCCATAGTGTACTTTACTGCATCTGCATAATCTACTTTAATATCATCCAGTTCATAAATAATACAAGGATAAGTAAGCCTAATAGAAGAAGGAGGCTGAAAATATACATTACTTGGACTAACCAAGTCAAGAAGAATTTGGTGTAATTCCAGCCTTTTATCCATTATAAACTTCCCCAAGTACTAAAATAAGACGGGGCCGTTGAATTTCAATACTATTTACTTTCCAACGGACTCCCATCCATGAAACATAGCGTATTGTAGAAAAATTATCATAGGCAAATGGATCGGCAATTATAGAAATACGATTTGAAACTACAATATCGTCATTCTTATGCTCACTTGATTCCCATTTTCTAATATTCTGGAGAATATCGCCTCTGTATTCTCTTTCCACGACTACATCATTCCATACACCCGGAGATATTTCATCTTGTGTAATGTAACCAATTGGTCCAAAAAATTTACTCATAAATATCTCCTTACCTTAAAATTAGACGCTAGGATATACGGGCTCTGCCTTCTCGATCCAAATAGCCAAAGCAGAATGTGGAACTGTCAAAGCTCCAGAAACACGAGTCTCAATCAAGTACTTATACTGATTGAAATCAATATCAAAGTCGTCCATCATCTGGACCGCTCCACCCTTATCAGCACCAATGGAATAGTCATTCATGTTAACAAGAACGCCAGCCAATTCGCTATAATCAAGAACCGAAGTATCTGGATTAACGATCCCAGTCATTACAGGAACTTCCACAATATCTGCTACGCGCAAAGCCGCAGCCAAGTCAGCCACAGTATTGTGAATCCGACGTCCAAGGCTATCCTTCAAAAGAAGCATATCACTAAGAATATCGGAGGTAGTAAAGAATGTGGGGATACCATTGCCACGATAGTCTGCACGAGCACGAATAATAGCATCAATAAGTTCGGCGGTAGTAGGCTCAGTATTAGTACCAGTAGCTTCAACATTAACAGGTACAGTATAAAGATCATCGTCAAGAGCAATAGGGCGAATCTTGCTTTCGGAAATCTTGTCATCACTTGCACCAGAACGACCGTCACTTACAAGAATCGCGCGAGCAAGTTCCTCTTCCAGCATCATACGCATTTCATTGCGAAGCCAAACCACGACATCGAAATCAGTAATATCAATCAGATCATCCCGATCAATCTTCTGTTTCTTATAAACAGTTTGAGGATCAGTTGTGCGTTTCAGCAAAGCAAAGACTTCTTCGACCTTCTCTTCGCCCTTAATATAACCAAGAGCACGAGCAGAGTCGGGAGTCAGATCAGCCACCAGAGTCTTAATACGAGCAAACGGAATATGTTTGGCAGCATCAAAGACCTTTTTTACCCACTCGGTCTTACGAGCAACAATCTGCGGAGTATTTGAGGTCGCCTTATGATCGGGGAACAAATATCCGATATCAGTAATTGAATGTTGAATTGCCTTATCTTCATCAGTTCCCTGATAAGACATATAGGCCTCAGCAAGAGTATCAAAGCCGTGTGCCAGAAATGCATTTTTCAGTGAAGACTGTGAACGACGAGCATCATCTAGGATCTCATGAAGTTCAGTTTGAGTCAGGGCAGCATGTTTCATGGTATTATTATCACCTTCCTTAGTTGAATTGTCGAAAACATTTTTTTTCATATTTGAATCTCCTTTATTGTCTGATTGTTTGATTTCATCTTCCTTTTCATCTACCTCTTCTTCCTCAGTTTCACCCGAGGATTGAAGAGCTTCTGCGATCATCGCATATACAACAGTTTTCTGCTTTTCATTAAGAGTTTCGAAAACATCTGCTACAGTTTCTTCTTTTTCGTCTTCTTCCTTTTTAGGCTCCTCTTTTTTAGGTTCTCCTTCAGCATGAAAAAGCTCTAAATCCGAATCTGCAGAAATAATGGCTTCAGTTTCATCTTCTGTAACTGATCCATCGCCATGTTGAAAAGCAAGATTATCAATAAAAGCTCCAGCATTTGCCCCAGCAATAACAAGACTAACTTCACGGATTAAACCATGAACAACATTCTTTCCCTTTTCAACCAATGAATTTGCATAAATTGAAAGTGCTTTAATATCGCCATGTTTAATTGCTTCTTTTGCATCTTTCGCTGCAGAAGATTCATTAAATGAGCAATATGCATAAACTCCATCCTGACGATTTTCAAGCAAGGCATGGCCCAAGATGTTTCCTGGTTCATTATGCAAATGTTGCCATACCAATGGAACTACTTGCCCATCATTTTCTTGAAATGCATCAGGAAGAATAGTTCTTCCATCACTACACTTCAAACCGACTTTAGTAGCATAGCCACTAAAATCATACTTAATTTCTTTTTTCATAGTATCTCCTTCTATTTTGAATTTTACACTTCAAGCTGTGATTTCGCTTCTTCATCTAGCCCTTCCCCAGCCTCTTCCTCTTCCAATTCTTTTTTTGGTTTTAAAGGCTGTTGATCTAAGGGCATATTCTTATTTCTAAGTTTATCTGCTTCAGGATCATCTGATGGCTTTACTCCAAGAATAGATCTAATCTCATTAGATGTAAGTATTTCATTACGTGTAAATCCATCTGCCATCTCAGCCATTTCATTAGCTGGAACCAGGCGAAGAACATCCTTGAACCCCATTAGAGTTTGCCCCTGAGTTCTTGCTGTTTTTGTCAAAAACTTCCGGCGCATTTCTTCTGTTAATGCAATAACTATAGGTTCAATAGTTCTATTATAATAATTTAACATTACATTTTCACTTGCTTTTCCAGAAAATACATCATCCGATATTCCAAGTTGGTTGTATAGCATATTCGTTAAATATGTAATTTGAGCCAAAAGATTATTCTCAGCCGGTCTATTTAGTTGCGTAATATGCTCGGTTCCATCTATATAGGCAATTCCATATTTACTTCCACTTAATTGCCTTTCAATAGCTATGCGTCTTTCTTCGGCCTGTTTTTGACGAGCTTCAGTTTTAATCATATATGGCAATTGGATAATTAAATCGAGTTTTCCACTACCACTTTGCTCATCTATTGCGTCTAAAAGACTCAGCTTTCTAATAAGTCTCCGAAGTGTTCCATTCGGTTCATTCATTATTGCATAGAGTGGATTTTCAATAATCGCTACAATTGACTTCGGCAAAACAACCTCTTCTTGAATTCCGGTTTTTTCATTATATATTTCAACTCGAATATGATTTGGATACCACGTCTTGATTTTTCCAGTTCTCAATGAAATAATATCATAAGATCCGGAAATTATTGGAGAAATAGATGTATCTACCGGAACTATTGCAACTACTCCCTCATCAAACATGCTTAATACTGCATCCTGTATCAATGCTCTTCCGGTTTGATCCATATTTGCTTCAACTGTAAGACAATTTTGTAATCCGCTATTAATTGTTTCTCTATACCGATTATCTGAATCGGTTCTAACATGATATATATCAAAAGAAGAGGCATCAATGGCCATTCGATTATAAAGTGCTGTAATAATTGAACGTTCATTACCGCCAGTTAAGCGAGGAGTCATTGGACTAATACTGGAACTATACCCAATATCTCTATATATATATGATTCATCATCTTTCAATCTAAAGGCATTCCAAGCGCTTTTTAAACGAGATCCTAGCGTATCTGCCATAAACTTATCCTCCTTTGTCCATTAGATTCTCATTTCTATATCCAACCTTTCCTGTATTGAAAACTCCGCTTCGAACCTTATTCATATCATATCCAGCATCTGCATATGCAGTAAAAACTCCGACGTCACCGCGTTTTGCAAC